TGCTAAGGCTACCAGAGCACGAGGCATGGAAAAAAACGCCGTACCAGATCATGCGACTATTTAGGCTGCATAAGGAATATAACGGCATGAACGAGCAGACAGCCACCAAAGGCGAGCAGCTAGCGCCAATAGACATAGCACTAGGGGGCTTTTAAATGGCAGATACAGTAGAAAAACAGATAAAAACTAAAATAAGTTTCGACGGCGAGGCAGATTACAAGAAAGCCGTAGCGGATATTAACAGCAACCTTAAAACGCTTAATAGCGAAATGAAGTTAGTAACCGCAGAGTACAAGGCTAACGGCGCTAGCGTTGAAACTTTGAAAGCGAAACAAGAGACGCTGCAGAAAGTCTACGACCAGCAAAAAGCTAAAGTAGAGGCTACAGAGAAAGCGCTAGAGAAAGTACGCAAAGAGACTGGCGAGAACAGCGACGCGAGCAAGAAGTTAGAGCAGCAGCTTAACTACCAGAAAGCGGCTTTAGTTGGCACTGAGGGCGAGCTAAGAAAGACTGCAGAAGAGCTAGACAAGGTAGAGAACGAGGCAGACGGCGCAGGCAAAGAGCTTAAGAAGAGCGGCGACGACGCAAAGGACAGCGCTAGCAAATTCGAGGCAGCAGGCAACGCGCTTAAGGCTACAGGCGCAGCCATTGCAGCAGCTACAGCAGCTATAGCGGCAGCAGCCGTGGCAGCTGGTAAAGCTATTTGGGATATGGCAAACGACGTAGCGGCAGCAGGCGACGAGATAGACAAGGAAAGCCAAAAACTGCAGATAAGCAGCGACCTTTACCAAGAGCTAAGCTACGCATGCGAGCGCAGCGGGGCAAGTATTGACGACCTTAAAAAAGGCGTTAAGAACATCACAGACGAGCTGGGCAAGGCACAGAACGGCGTAGAGGGCGCGGGCGCTAAGTTTGAGGCGTTGGGCGTTTCGTTGAATAATGCAGACGGCAGCTTAAAGAGCACAGAGCAAGTGCTTATGGAAAGCATAGACGCACTGGCAGCTATGGACGACGAGACAGCCAGAAACGCTGCAGCTAATGAGATTTTTGGAAAGAGCGCAGCAGAGCTTTTACCACTGCTTAACAGCGGCAGCGAGGGCATTAAAGAGCTTATGGCTGAGGCAGACGAGTACGGCATGGTAATGAGCAGCGACGCGGTAGCAGCTAGCGCAGCTTTCGAGGACAGCTTAACGAGACTGCAGGGCACATTTACTGGGCTTAAAAACAGTATCGTAAGCGAGCTATTACCTAGCTTAACTACTCTTATGGACGGCTTTAGCGACATGCTAGCAGGCAAAGACGGCGCAGCAGAAAAGGTAAAAGAGGGCGTTAAGGGCGTTATTGATAACGTTACAGCCATGATACCGCAGCTAACCAGCATGCTTAGTACGTTAGTGCAGGCTATTGCAGACGTAGCACCAGACATTTTAGCAGCACTGGCAGACGGAATTATTAAAGAGCTGCCAGCACTTGCAGAGAGTGCGCTACAGATCATAGAGAAACTTACAGCAGCTTTGCTTAAGTTATTGCCACAGCTTTTGCAGGCTGGCATAGAGATTATTGCTAACCTTGCTAAAGGCATTGCGCAGGCATTACCGCAGCTTATACCTCAAATTGTAGAGGTAGTGCTAGAAATGGTAGACACGCTTATAGATAATATACCGTTACTTATTGACGCAGCATTACAGCTCGTTATGGGCTTAGCTGAGGGCATTATACAGGCAATACCCGTTATTATCGCAAAGTTACCAGAGCTTATTACTAGCATTATTAACGCGCTTATCGAGGGCATACCTATGCTTATCGAGGGAGCTATACAGCTCTTTATGGCACTTGTGCAGGCAATACCAGTAATTATAGAGGCGCTTACAGCAGCTTTGCCGCAGATCATAGAGGCAATAGTTAACGGACTTATTAACGGCTTACCTATGATTATTGAGGGCAGCATACAGTTATTTATGGCACTTTTAGAGGCTATACCAGTAATTGTAGAGGCACTTATTAACGCTTTGCCGCAGATAGTGCAGGCTATTGCTACAGGGCTTGCAGCAGTATTGCCAGAGCTGGCAGCGTGGGGCGCTAATATGCTTAACGGCTTTGTAACTATCTTTAGTAACGTGCTTAATAGCGTTATTCAGTGGGGCAGTAACATGCTTTCGCAGGCTATTGCCAGCGTAACAGCCTTTGTAAATGGCATTATTAACACAGCTAAAGAGATACCTACAAAGCTCTATAACGCTATCATAGGCGCAGTAAAGCAAGTGCAGAACTGGGGGCAGAGAGTTTTAGAGACTGCTAAAAACGGTATGCAAATGGTACTTAATGGCATTGTTAATGTGTTTAGCAATATCGGCGAGAAGTTTAAGACCATAGGCAGCAACATTGTAAGCGGTATTTGGAACGGTATTTCCGAGGGCTGGGACTGGCTTAAAGAGAAAGTAAGCAACATTGCCAGCAGCTTATTAGACGCAGCAAAGGACGCGTTAGGAATTGCCAGCCCGTCTAAGAAATTTAGAGACGAGGTAGGCGTATTTATGGCGCAGGGTATCGGCGTAGGCTTTGAAAAGGAAATGCAGAGCGTTTCTAAGCAGATAGAGCAGGCTATACCTACAGACTTTGACGTAACGCCACATGTAAGCACAGGCTTAAGCGCTGCAGAGGTTGTAACAGACAACGGACAGCAGACAAGCATTATGAGCAGAGGCATTACCGTTATACAGAATATTTACGCTAATACGACAGATTACGCTAAGCAGCAGAGAGAGGCAGAGAAAAACTTTAGAATGATCGCAAGGACGGTATAAGCATGGCAAAGTTTATTAACTATGAGCGGCTTATATATGAGAACGAAAACGGCGGCGCTATAGAGTTTAGCGTAGGCAGCGACTTTTACGTTAACGTCTCTAAGGACGTAAACGGAATTGCAGACGTAAGAAACACGCTGTATACGTCTAGCTCTATGGGGCAGCATGGCGAAACCTTTATAAGCCAGAAAATTAACAGCCGAGACATTGACATAGTAGGCGTGATTAACAGGAAAGACAAAGACAACATGCTTACACTGCGCCGAGCTATGCAAAAGATACTTAACCCAGAGCTTAAGGCTACGCTTACATACATTTACGGCGACTTTGTAAAGGTTATAGACGTAAAGGTAGACAATGCGCCAGTGTTTAAGCGCGGGGCAGTATTAGAGCAGTTTACAGTACAGTTTAGCTGCCCGTCTCCATTTTGGCGCGACCAGCAGGAAACTAAGAAAGATATAGCGAGCTGGATAGGCAGCTTTTACTTTCCGTTAGAGATACCTATAGACGAGGGCATACAGTTTGGCTACAGAGAGCCTAGCGTTATTGTAGACGTTTACAACGAGGGCGACGTAGACACGGGCATGCGCGTAGCGTTTAAGGCTATCGGAACTGTAGAAAACCCGCTTTTATTGAACATCAACACGGGCGAGTTTATACAGGTAAACGCAACACTGGTAGCAGGCGACACGGTAGTAGTAAACACCGATTACGGCAGCAAGGGGGCAACGCTTACAAGAGGCGGCGTAGAAAGCGACTACTTTAGATACATTGACGTAGACAGCACATTTATGCAGCTTAAAATAGGCGACAACGTATTTAGATACAACGCCAGCAGCGGGCTAGACCAGCTAGAAGTATCTATTTATTACAGCCCTAAGTATTTAGGAGTGTAACGCATGGAGCTAAGAGTATTTACAAGAGACTTAGAGCCGCTAGGAATTGTAGACGAGCTTATAAGCACAATATGGCAGCCTACATACTGGCAGCAGGGCAACTACGACGACTGCAAGCTACTTGCACCCGTAACAAGGAATAATAACGCCTTGCTGGTTAAGGGCAACATTGTAGTACTACACGGCGAGGCAGCAGAGTTTACGGACGAGCAGGGCGAGTGGCGCAGGGCTATGCAAATAACCTATAGACACATCACTAAGGACGAAAACAACACCGAGCAAATAGAGTTACAGGGCTGCTTTTTAAAGAAATGGTTTAGTAAACGTGTACTGCTTTCTAACCAGATCATAACGGGAACTAACCAAGAGATTATTAACCAGCTGGTTACTAACAACGTGGGCGACGAGGCAATAAGCGCCCGCCAGTTTGAAAACTTTATTATGCTGGCGCAGGACGACTTAGGCGGCGAGAGCGTAGACTATACGACCAAGTACGGCGACGGACTAGCAGACGCGATTTACGAGAGAGCTTTAAGCGGTAAGCTGGGCTACGACATACTCGTAAACGAAAGAAACCAGCTTTACGGCTTTTGGCTTTACAAAGGTACGGACATGTCGAGCGGCAACAGCGCAGGCAATACGCCTTGTATCTTTAGCCGCGACTTTGATAACGTCACAGAGCAGGACTACACAGAAAGCATAGAGAACATGAAAAACGTATGCTACTGCACCAGTGCTGCAGACGAGGACGGCACAATATATGCGCAAGAGGTAGAGAACGAAACCGAAACGGGCATAGATCGCGACGAGTTTTACGTAGACATGACTAATATAAGCTGGACTGTTAAGGACGAGCAGGGCGAGGAAACAAGACTAACGCCAGAGCAGTACTTAGAGCTTATGAGCACTGAGGCATACGCGCAGCTGGACGACTACGGCGAGCTTATGACGTTTGAAAGCACTATTAACACAAGTAAAAACTTGCAGTACAAGGAAGATTTTAACGTAGGCGACGTAGTAACCACGATAGAAAAGAACTGGGGCATAAGGATAGACGCGCGTATAACCAAAATAAGCGAGACATGGCAGAGCGGCAAGCACACGTTAGAGGTAACTTTTGGCGAGAGCATGCCAACGCTGCTAGATAAGATAAAGAAAGTGAGGTAAAAACATGGCGCAAAAATGTTTTCCATTTAACAGCGACAGCGGCGACAGAGTGTATAAAGCAGAGGACTTTAGGGCATACTTTGCGCAGTTTATCGGTAACGGCGTATTTTATGCTAACGCTAATGCACTTAAGGTAGTAGAAAACAGCGGCATGCACGTTAACGTAAATGCAGGCGCAGGCTGGATAGCTGGCGCAGGATATATTAACGACAGTGTGCTACAGCTTACGCTTGCAAATGCAGACGGCGCGCTTAACCGTATCGACAGAGTAGTATTACGCTGCAGCTATACAGAGCGTGACGTATACGTAGCAGTTAAGCAGGGTAGCTTATCTGCACAGCCTACAGCACCAGCGCTTACACGTAATGCAGACTGTTACGAGCTGGCACTTGCAGACGTTTACGTAGCAGCTGGCGCAACATCAATTACGCAGGCAGCTATTACAGACCAGAGGCTTAATACAACTCTTTGCGGTATCGTAACGGGGCTTATTGAGCAGGCAGACACGACAGACATTTTTAACCAGTTTGAAAGCTATTTACAGCAGTTTGAGGCGCAGTACATTGCGGATATTATCGAGTGGACGAGCGCACAGGAAAGCGCTTTTACATCATGGAGCGCAGCACAGCAGCAGGAGTTTACAGACTGGGTAGACACTATAAGAGACATTTTAGACGAGGCGACAGCTGGGCACTTGCAGCTAGAAATAGAGGCAAACGCTAAAGACGCTTTCGAGCGCTTTTATGGTATGAAAGAAAGCCAGACAGATATTATGGCTAACGGGCAGATCATTGTAACTAACGACGACGGCACGCTAACTGTTACTAAGGGCGTGGACGCTAGCGACAACAAAACAGTTACAGAGGTTTTAGAAACCAGCGCAACTGCCGTAGTACCTAACAAGACTTACACAAAGGTAACTACATTTATACCAACACCGACAGACACAATTAAAAAGCGTATCAGAGAGGAGTACAGCGTAGAATGAGTTATGCAGAGCAGCAATTTACTATTGACGAGTTAACAGAGGTTATAGACAAAGCCGCAGTAGGAGTGCCACCCGCAAACATGCAGCAGTTTAATATTTCTGCAGGCGACGCAAAGGTAACTATTACGGCTTTAGAGCCAGCAGACACAGAGGTAGACGGGCAGCTTGTATGTAGCTGCAAGGGCTTTGTTATCGTTATGAACACAGACCACTACCCAGTAGACGAGACAGACGGCGACGTAGTTGTTAACCACGTAGCAACTGGCGACGCTTTGACAGAAGAGGTAACAGGACTTACAAACGACCAGCAGTACTACTTTTCTGCTTTCCCTTATTCAGATCATAAGGTAGTTAACAGGGCAGCAGGCTTAAGAGTACTTGCAGGCAGCCACCCTAACAGAGCGACAGCTACACCGCAGGAGTACGTACTTTACGGTTTTAAGAGAACTAAAGCAGATAGCAACCCAGCTACAAGAGTAGCAGCTACAGACATGGCAGTAGGCGTAACACCCGCCAGCATGAACGCAAGCACAGGCGAAATAGACTTAGGCGGCTGGGCTAATGCGTGGTTTGTTACTGGCAATAAGCCCGTTATGATGAAGTCAGACGGCACAATAGACTACG